CTCGGGGGGTGAGCACAGCGTCAGCATCAACTGCTCGGACATTCTAAAGTGGTGGGAGTTGTGTCTAATGGGCGTCAACCCTGCCTGGAAGGCACCAGCGGGCCAGCAGGGACGGAACACACTCACGGCCAATGTTTATGCGGGTACCAACCCCTACGACATCATCTTCTCCCTAGCTCTCAAGTCCTTCGGGGACGTGGTGGTGGCCCAGGGGTCGTGGAATCAGGAAGTGCGTGAGGCATCCCAGAGGTCAACGTTCAAGTTCGCTAACGATGACATGATGTTGTACTGGTCTAAGCGCTTCGCTCGGATGCGCAGCAACCTGGTGCTGTACGGTACGTCAGGGGCGGCGGTACGCGGAGACACGATTTACCAGAAGTACAAGCTATCTGGTAACAAGAAATATGCCTGGGCGTCAACTGCGATCCGAGATGCAAATGGTGGCGTTGATGGTGGGGAAATTGGTTACGATCCTGCGGGTGATAATGTTGCGGCTATGAAGCAGGTCAGTTCCAACGCCGGGCAGGTAGACGTATGGCAATCGGAGTACATCACTAAATTGCAGCTAGCCAACACGGCAAAGGATACAGTTGGATTTGAATTCTACATGGATGTGACGGGGGACATTGTGTTCAAACCCCCGTTTTACAATCTGGATGTTCTGGGGAACAAACCTCTTTCGTGGATTCAAGACATTGACATCATCGACTGGGATTTCTCTGAGTCGGAATCTGAGGTCATCACTCAGATTACGATGCAGGGCTCCCTTCATGGGACCAGCGATTATGGTACGGGTGCGGAACAAACTCCGTACACGTCGGTCACGGACTACCACTTGCTCAGTAAGTACGGGTGGCGTTTGCAGGACTACACGTCCGATTTCATAGCAGCACCAGACCTCTTGTTCCTGCACGGTTTGGATGTGTTGGATCGCATCAACTCCAAGCGGCACCGTGGGACCGTAACCATCCCGATGCGCCCTGAGCTACGTATGGGGTTTCCGATCTATATCGCCCCCAAAGACCAGGTTTGGTACGTTTCAGGGATCAGCCACAACGTTTCGTTTGGAAGCCGTGCGACCTCTACGCTGACTCTTACGGCTAAGCGATCCAAGTTTATTGCCCCACGCGGTATCGGTAACCTCCAACTCACCACCTTCAAAAAGGACACGGTGGTGCAGCCTAAAGACGGGGAGCGTCAGACCGTTCGATACACCGCTCGGGATTTATCTAACAATGGTATTTTCAAGTTGGACGTTACCAACACGGCGACCATCCCGGCGGAAAAAGATGCTTACGAAACAGTGGCGGGGGCGGATAACCCGTACGAACCCCTAGTTCTGCGGCACCCTAAGACTGGCCGTATAGTCGGATACCCCAACGTCGTGATGGCGTATACCCGGCCCTTCGCCCCAGGGGATGTCACCAAACAGGCGGGTCAAATCTCTGGGGTTAACCGCAATCTCTCCCAAGCGGTACAAGCCAAGCAAGCAAAGAACTTGGAGTTGAACAATGCAACGAGTCTAGACGGCCTACAGGCAACTGTAGAAGACTCCATCATCGACAAGCATTTGACCAATCGTTACCAGTACGGGTTGAACTCTGCTGGAGTGTTTATCTACGCGCATGACTCTACAAAAGTCATCACCTCCATGATAACGCTGCCTGTCAAGAACTTAAAGGTCACGCCGACAGTGGATGGTGGTAATATCGTTCAACAGACTGCGTTGATCCGTCCGGTGAGTGACGAGCGTGGCTTTGAGGTCATCGGGCACTCCCAGTATGGGCGGCGTTTGTCCTTGAAGGATGGACGTTTGATCGTGAACACGAGTGCCGACGGGAATGAACGAGCCCAAGTCACAATACAACTCGCCCTGTCTGGTGGTTTGAGCGAGACACTTTCAGCACAGTCTCAAGGGTTGACCACCCTATCTTCTAGCTACGCCGACCCCGCCACTACGTTGTCCACCCTGACGCCGGAGGATCGTCAATCCGCAGCTATCATTCATCCAGACACCAAGACCCCAGAGTTCGTGGACATTGGGGACAACCTCCTTGGGAGCCCAGGTATTCTCGGTTCTGCGGCTCAAAAAGGAACATTCCCTACCATCGAGGCATCTCAACTATCACGGGCACTCACCTTGACCGAGATGTCCGTCATTGATTCCGAGACTCGTAATGACGAGGACTGTGTGTGCCTGACGGGCCGACAGGATCTCGCGTTCATCACCTCGGGGTACCAGGTTCAGACGTTGACGGGTCCCGCCGCTGCGAGCGACAGGTCTGAACTGACTTCTTCGTTGGACGCTCTAGGCTTCACGGGTGGCCCCATTACGGGTGGCGCGATCGAGACAGCTCAGGCTGATGCCGACCTCCTTTTTGCTCAATTGGAGGAAGCGTACGTAGATTTCTCTAAACTCGAAGCTGAAGTGGCTGCATTGTCGGTTGAGGACGCTGGTACCCCTGTGTGGTTGGCTAGGACGCAGGCTGTGATTGATCAGCAAAATGTTATCCGGTCACTGGAGCAGCAGGGAGAAGCGGCTCGTGAGTCAATTGAAGTGATGCAGATGGAGTACAACTCTGGGTCTGCGGGCAAGACCCCTGCGTCCAACAAGTCTCGCCAAGAACTGATCTCGAAGGTGGATCAATTCTTGGTGAATCTCTACCAAACACTCGATACCCCTCATCAAGAGTTGGAGCGGGCGCTTAGGGGCGAGCTTCTTCCGGGACAGCCCCGAGATACCTCTGGTCTCAACGCCGACAAGATCAATCCTCCCTCGGAGTTTGCGCCACCGTTCTCAGCAGCTAACCGCTTTATGTTGGGTGACCCTAAGGCCGCCATTGGGGCAGTTCAGACCAACGTCTCGAACCTCTCGAAGGCATGGAGCAACTTTGGTAAAGATCTCAAGTCCAACGCTAAGAAAACCAAGTTGAGCAAGGAGATCAGTAATGACCGGGCTAGTATCGCCCGCTTGACTGCTACGCGGGAACGGCTCGTTCAGCAACAGAAGTCATCGGCCACAGTTATTGGCATAGACCTCCAGGATGCCATCGATTCCATCGACAAGCAGATTGCAAAACTCGAACGCGAGATCTCCGATAATCAACTCAAGCTCAACGCTCTCTGATGCAGCATGTCTTCTAATTTCACTCCAAAAAACCCTTCTGGGTATGTCCCAGGATCCGAGTTCACCAGCATTGGTGAACCCTATGGGCTTAAGCTCGGGGTGATCACTCGCGTCGATGAATTCGAGTTGAAGTGCGACATCAAGATTCTGACCGGCGGTGGTGATCGGTTTGAGGTTGATTTGACCCAGGGAATGTCGGGCCCAAGGAGTTTCTGGGGTGGTATTCCGGAAGTGAACTCACTGGTGATCGTAGGGTACCGTCGTCGTCACGCCAAGCTTTACGAGGCGATGATCCTGGGGTACCTGCCGACGGGCAAGCGAACCGCATTGCGGTTTGATCCGTTGGCCCCATCGAACCCCGCCGATATTGCTCCTGAAGAAGCGGCCCTTTACAGCAAGCTGTTCTCCCCGCAGATTCGATACAAGCGCCTCACGCTTGCTCCTGGGGACGTGGGCGGCATGTCAGCCGCCGGTTCCGAGTTCACGTTGTCCAAAGACGTGAAGATGGTCAACCGGGCCGGGGACCTGTTTGAGCTTCGGGACTCTGATCGCACTCTTGTTTCCCAAGCGATCCACCGGGTAGCGAATGAAGCGGGCGTCCTGCGGCTGTCAGGCCCAGCCCGACGCAGCGGGTTCTATCTCCCACCGGACATCTTCGCGTCTGGCAAGACTCTCAAAACCTCGACTGATCGGTACTTTGGGGGTTCGGTTCTCAAGCGCTTCACGGTGAGCGAGAACACGGTCTTCGATGTGATCAATAACGCGGCACAGTTTCCGCCCATCACATTCTCGAACGGACGACAAGCGCACTACCCGGCGACCCAACCTGGGGTTGACTTCGAGAGCATCGATGGGTCTGGGTCGGAACCCTACACAGAAGACCGCCTGGAGATGACCCATACCACGGACTTGACCCAAGAAGTCCGTGAGGAAATCGACGGCTTCCAGATGGCTCGGCAGCCCCTCTACATCGAGCGTGTCCTTGGTACCTTGGTGGGCAACGACACTTCCTCAAACACGGGAATGCAGCAGTATGGGCAGTTGCTTCGCCCGAAGATCTTTGACGAGTTCAGAGCCTCTGGTACTGGCAGCTTTACCACTGAGGTCGTGCCCCGGTCGGCTATCGATGACAGTGAGGCATACACGACAGCGGGTGCCTACCTGCTTCGGATCATCCCGCCCCCCAGCCCAGCGGGTCGCAATGAAACCATAAGTGCGTTTGCCATGGCTGTGTCCAAACAGGGCAAGCTCTTTGTGAACATCCCGGGATCGCGGGTCGAGAAGTACCCCTCGG